TCTGCTGATTACGACCAAGCTATCATAGACTTGGCTAACAGTAAGTGGGATACACAACAGTTCGGTTATGTACAAGCAAGGCAAGAAGCTTATGGTTCTGTACAAGACCAACTAGATATGCAGTACTGGGATAGTGTAAATAGCACAACTCTTTGGGCTGACCACATTGCACAAGTTAAATCAGATAATCCTAAACCTGCATAAATAATATGTTATAATCCAATTTATGGATTATTTAATAGGATTTATTGTCGGCTATTGTTGCAAAGAAATGTACAAGTTAATTAAGTATCTTGCAACGGCTGAAACTTTAATTCTTGCCCACGATTTTGATGAAGACTGGGATTTCTTAACACAAGATGACCTTCCATAATGACAACTTCTAATGGCTTTACACAGAAAGAACTGAACCAAATGATATTTGATAAGTTAGATGATATAGATAAAAAGCTAGATGAGAAGTTAGATAAATCAGAATTTTATAAAGTATTAGGATTAGTTGCCACAGTTATATTAATTGTTGGTAGCTTAAATATGTAATGGAAGCAAAAATAAATCTTAATCAGATACTACAAGGTGGTTTAGCTGCACTTGTAGGTTGGTTATTTAAAACAGTTAATGATTTGCAACAACAAGTTACAGCATTACAAGTAGAAATAATAAATTCAAACAACAAACTTAGTGATGTATTAAATATTATACAAAATATTGATTCAGAAATAACAGAAATTATCTGGAAAATTGGTGGATAATGATTGAATTTCTAATAGTAATGTGGCTTAGTGTTAAAAAAAGTAAAAGATAATTTAGGTTTAATAGTAACTGGTATAGCTCTTATGAGTTCTGTTGGTGCTGGTATACAATCTCTTAACGCTGTACTTATAACTCTTACAGGAATTGATGACAGGATGAATAACATTGAGTATGAGTTCGTAACCCTTAAAGAATCTACTTATGTACAGAATGATATAGCTGTATTGTATGAGAAGATACAATCATTAGAGATGGCTGCACAGAATGTTGGTAGGTTTACTGAAGAAATGGCTACATTACAAGCTAACTTATATAACTTAGAGCAACAGGTTAGAGATGGTGGGTTTGATTTAGATAGATATTACTTACTAGAAAAGTGGGAGTATCAAGACCTTAATGATTCGTTAACTAGAGTAGAAACACAAATACAAAGTGTTAACAATAATATGTGGGAGCTTAACGATTTAAAATCTAGATTAGCTTACTTAGAAGCAGCTGGTCATGGACATTAAATTTGGTAATTCAATGTAATCAATGTAATAGAGAACCTATTATTCGCAATAAAGTTAAGTACTGTGGTAATATAGGATGTATAGATTACAATAAAATAATTAGGAGAAGTTATGCAAAAAAAGAAAAAGCCTGCGAAGAAGAATAAGCCTAAGAAAACTTATAAGTATTAGTATATGTCACATGCATCTCGTAAAGCTTCGTTAATAAAAAAACACAATCTTAAAGGTGTTAATAAACCTAAACGTACTCCAGGTCATGCAACAAAATCTCATATGGTTCTTGCACAAGAAGGTCACAATCTTAAACTAATTAGATTTGGTCAACAAGGCGTGTCAGGTGCAGGTAAAAATCCTAAGTCAGCTAAAGATAAAGCTAGAAAAAAATCTTTTAAAGCTCGTCACGCTAAAAATATTAAAAAAGGTAAAATGTCAGCTGCTTATTGGGCGAATAAAACTAAATGGTAATTAATAAAAACGAAGATATAAACAATTTACCTGCTGCATATCAGTTGTATCCTAAAGGTAAACAACAATGTAGTAACTGTTATGCTTATCAACCTTCAGGTAACTGCACAGTATGGAATGCAGTAGTACAAGAGTTTGCTTGGTGTAAAAAATATAAAGGAGTAGTCAATGTCTAAAAAAGTTAGTTGGTTGTGGGGTGGTAAACGTTATTATGGTACTCTTATTAGAGAAACTAAGACACATAAGTTTGCTCGTACAGAAAATGGCAAGATTAAAAAAATTAAAAAGAAATGAAATTAGAAGTATTAAGATTTAGTTCTGGAAAAGATTCAACATCAGGCATATTACTTGATAGTTCTAATGGAAAAAAAACATTTCTTTGTTATACCTTAGAAGATGAACAACGTGACGTTAAAGTATATGGTGAAACACGTATTCCTGCTGGTACATACAAGCTTAAACTACGTGAAGAAGGTGGATTTCATAACAAATACCTAGCTAGATACGGTGCAGATTGGCACAAAGGTATGATATGGGTACAAGATGTACCTAATTTTAAGTGGATATTATGGCATTCAGGTAATACAGATGAAAATACTGCTGGTTGTTTGTTGCTTGGTAATTCACAAGAAAGCAACTTAGTGAAAAAAGATGGATTTATTGGGTCAAGTAGAGATGCATATAAACTTGTATACCCTCGTGTAGCTGAAGCTATAGTATCAGGACAAGATGTAGAAGTTACATACATAGATTACGATGGAGATATAGAACTTAGTAACAAAGCAGCACCTAATATGATACAGCCACAAGGAGTAATGGATAAACTACAAGAGATAAGTGGCGAACTTCAAGTTGTTTCTGCTAAACTAGATGGCAGAAAGATAGATTAATGCCTTTACCAGATTATAGATTAGTAGAAGAATATGAAAACTCTAGATTTGCTAGAGAAGCTGCTGAACGTAAAAAAGCTAGAACAGCACGTGCAACTAAAGCATGGTCTAAAAAATATGGTGCTGATTATGCTAAACGTAAAGGGCGTAATAAAGTTGTAACTACAAAATTAAAAGGTCCTGCTATGGCTGATGGAACTTATATGAAAAAAAAATTTACTCCAAATCAAGGTAAAATAGTTACAATGGCTGACCAAACTATTACTGCTAAAGGTACAAAAGGTTTAAAAGGTGCAGGTGTAAGTGGAACTATAAGTCCTAAACCAAAAAATATTTATTCACCTGTTTATACAGGTACTCCAGGTGTATCACAAACATATACAGGTGTTAATGTAACTAATCCAACAACAGGTGTAACTAAATTTACTCCTAGTAGTGAAATTAATAAAATTATATCTAAAGCAACTAAAGGTAAAGCTATAGTAAAAGTTGCAGCTAAAAGTGCATCAAAGTTAATACCTGGTATAGGAGCTGCTATGATAGTTAAAGACGTTTATGATGTAAACAAATGGGCTATGTCACAACCGAAAAAAAAGAAAAAAGATGCTAACATATACGGTACAGTATCAAGTAATAAAATATACAAGGGATATTAAATGAGTGAAGAATATAAATCAATATTAGAAAAAACTGGCTGGACTTTTGTAGAAGCATTTATAGGTGCTTTAGCAGTTGCTCCTCTAGTAGGCGTAGATGCTAATGCATTACAGTTAGCTGCACTATCTGGTGCATCAGCTGCTCTAGTTGTTGTAAAAGAATTTGCTAAAAAAAAATTAGGTAAGTAATGGCTAAAAGAGTTTCAAACAAAAAAAAACCATACGGTGAAGAATATAGATTAAACACAATATTAGCTATAAGAAAATATAAATCTATGCGAGGAATACCAATAGATAAAAAATCATATAAAAGTAATTATTTACCTAATTTATCAGTTAAAAAACCTGGCAAATATGGTGTAGATTACTAATGAAACTAACTGTTACTAATCCTAATATGAAAGGCATGGGTGAACGTGAAAAACTTATGCGTGCTAATCAAGAACAAAGTAAATCTAATGTATCAGCTGCAAGAGCTACAATGTACAAAGATAAAGCTTTTACACAATTTCAATTAGGTAATACATCATTAGCTAATCAATACAGTTTTAAATCTAAAAGCGCAGAAAAAAAATCTTACCAACAAAGTTATAGGGCTAGTAGATATTCTAAGTAACACCTGAGTGTCTATCTAAATATCCTTCTAACAGTTCTCTATACGCTACTTTTGTACCCATAGACTGTCGTCCATCGTATATATCATGATGCCATTTACATAGTACAGCTGTATTATCTACATTATATTTGCGTGCTTTGTTGCCACCCATACCTATATCTTTAAGGTGTGCTAGCTCTAACCATTTACCACTGTCACAATTTGCCCACTCACAGACGTTTCCAGCCCGTATAAAGGCCTGTTCTCTTATCTGTGCAATGTTATCCATCAACAGAGTACATAGTATATTTAAGTGTAATTTCTTCTCCTGCTTTTATAGGTTTAATAGGGAACAAATGACTAACTATTGTGCCATCAAATCTTTTAAGTTCACAGTTAGGTGTTTCACTATGATTAATAAAACCTCCTAAAGGTGTACGAAATACACTGCCAACTTCTTCGTACCATACATGTGTTACACCTAAAGAAGTCTCTAAGTCTTTTATTGCTTTAAGTGTAAACAAACCTAGACCTTCTATTTTACTAGGTTGTATAGTCATGTATGTAGGTAAAGGTCTATATGTATCTTCTTTATCCATATACTGTTAGGTACTTTCCTGGTGGTAAGTCCCATGTTTCTAGTATATCGTTCCATCTACAGTCACCATTGTTTACATCTGAATCACCTTCATAAATTGTATTAGATATTAACATAAACAATTGAGATGAACATTGACCATTTACTTTACCTATTCCCATGTCTGCCATATCTCTCAATTTATTTATATAACGTAATGTATTAGGTGTTATTTGTCCCATATCTTTTTGTGTTGTAGGTCGCATTAAATCAACTGGTGCTGTTTTGTTTAAACCAACAGTTACACGTCTAGGTGCTAACTTAGCTCCATCATTTTCTAATGCACTTAAGTTATGTGTACTAGAGATAGTTAATTGCTTGTTATCTTTTCTAAGCTCGTAAGAAATCCATACTTCACTACCGTTTTTATTAAGACCTAAGAATCTTTTACCACCAAAGACTTCTTTTTTATTTGCATTATCTTTCCAAGTTTCTAACTTAGCATGCCAATCTTTTTTAGATTCTAAAGGTGTAATAATATTAATGTCTTTTGACTTAGCAAATCTTGTATTCATAGTCATTATTCCTCCTCATTTATAGGGTCAATTGTTACAGTAAACTTAGGTACTAAACATTTGACTTCTTCTTTACCACTTTCATTCTTAACAATTATTGGCATAAATCCAAAACGTTTTTCTAATTCGTTAATAAGAAATACACCATCTGCTTCTGATACTAATATATCATTCATTCTTCCTCTCCTAACTCTCCTAATTGAACGTTGTAATCTTTAACAAACTTTTCCATAAGCCAACGTAACTTACCCATATCAGGTGGAATGTTCATTTCTGTACTACCACATGCTTCTACAAATTGTTTACCCCATGTCTTCATGTATTGTGGGTTTGTAAATATATTTGTATTAACAATGCTTAATGTTTTATTTTTATTCATATTTTTTCTGCTCCTCTATATCATTTAAGATAAACTCTGCACAAGAATCACAAACTTTATTGTCTGGATAGATTGTTAAATAACATGTAATGTTACATACAATACATACCATATTGTATATGTCTTCAATTTGTGTTTTCATTGTGTGTTGATTGATAATAATGCATTATCGTGTCCTTTCCAACAGTGCTTGCTACTATTCCAATGATGCCAACCATCGTTGTACACTAACCAAGCTGCTACTTTTGTCGATATTATAGGGTTCTTTCTATTACTTATTATATCAAGCTTAGGTTTTAACCAAGCCCAAGTTTTGTCATTAAATTGCCAAAGACCTACGTCATCTGTCCCATTTGTATTACGACCTACTGCTGTTTCTTTACCTCTGCTTTCGCAATAAACAATAGTCATTCCTTGTATAACATCTTCTGGTTTAAAGTATGTAGAGATTAAACCGTGCCATTGTTCTACGTATTGAACCTGAGCTTTTACTTCTCTACATTCTATGTACTCTGATAATAAGTCAGGTGTTAGAAACATTGGAAACAAACACCCGACTATTATCTCTAACATTAGCTAATGGTAGTTCTAGTAGGTACTTTAGTGCAGTAATAACTGACAAGTCCCTTAGTCTTAGTTTTAAGCGTAGTTATTTCATAACCTTCTGCTCTTAAGTTAAAGAGTATCCCACCAAATCTATGGCAATATAACTCTCTTACAAACTCCCAGTTAGTTATAGGTTCAGAGTCCATAAACTCCTCTAACGCCCATGCTACTAACTGTGTTTTACTTTTTACATATACGGGTACGTTTACCCCTCTAAATGCACTAGGTATCATAGCTTTCCTTTCTATCTATCGATAACATCAGGACGTAAAACCTGCGTCTTACTGAGTCCCTGGTATCTTCTTTTCTTTTTAGATTTAGCAGCCCTGCGCTGTAATCTATTCATTAGAACGGTGACAAGTCTTCACCAGCATCGTTGGGTGCTGTCTTGACTTCTCCATCTAAGTTCCACTCTACAGGTATATCACTGTTGTCTACCCACCAGGACTTACGCCACTTACCACTATGACCACCACAGGTAACAGGGTCATTAGTACTACATACAAAGTCTGGACTTTTGTCTGACTTTTTATTGTTTCTATTGTCATATACCATTTGTTGACAGAAAGGACACTTAAGGTCATCTCTGTATTTATTTTGTTGTTCCATTTTATTTACTATGCCTCCCAACATATCTCCAGCAGGTTGCACATTGTTAGTAACTTCTTGTACTTCTAAACCTACAGCGTTTAACTTTTCTTCTATTGACATTGTATCAAAAGATTCTTGTGTAACGACTGTTGGCATACTTACTAACTTTTCTATATAAGCAAAATACATATCAAGCTGTTCATCTGTCCATCTTGTTTTATCTGTATCAAACTTCTTTAACTGTACGTATTGATTTGCAGAACCTAAAATTTTGTGTAATGTTTCTTGTGATTCTACGTTCGTGCAAATACTTTGTACTGTTTCAGCTATAAATTGTACATCCTGACTCATGCTTCTGTACCTAAGATACTGTCCATGATTGCTGCAGCTGCAGCTTTATCTTCTTTAGACATCTTATTTTCTTTTTTACGCATGTCTACTTTGGTAACTTCTACCATAGCATCTTTGTCTGCTTGTTCCTGAGTGTAACCATCAGGTGCATAAGATGTAGCTTCTTCTTCAGTCTGCTTACTACCAGACCATAACTCTACACCCAGACCGAACCTCATACATGCACGTTTGAATGCATCAGACTCAGCATCTTTAAGGTTGTTACCATCATTAAACTTAGCATTGCCAAGCTTAAAGGTATCAACGTCACCGAAGCCATCGTAACTACCCATACCTTCTATGGTTATAGTACCTTTAGCACCGACTATTCTTTGCTCTCCGTTATGTGTACCATATACAGGTTCACATGACCAAGAGTATGTCACACCACTATCACGTAGTCTTTCTACATAATTAGCGTGTGGTACGTAGTCTCCGAACTTTCCAGCAGGTGCTTTTTTTACAAGTTCCTGTGGAAATGGGGACAACAGTTTATTGTTATTAGTCATAACATTCCTTTCTTTGTTTATTTATTATGCCGTTCCGAAAAAACGGCTAATAAATAAAGTTATTTATTTACTATGTCTGTAAGTCTAGTCACTCCATGTTCTATTGGTATAAATTTAGTACCATTATCGGTATTAACTACAAAATATGGTTGCGAACCATACCCTGCATACTCAATAGAGACTCTCTTAACAGACTCATTTACTGTATTTGACATACTATATGTAGTATACCTATACTTTATCCAGTTTTACAAGGTATTCAGCAGTTACTCCATGTCCTGGTTTACAGAATAACAGCCATTGACATGGTCTACCCATGCTTGCAAGCTGCTCCATAGCATAACTATTGTAGCTTTCTGTGCTTCCATTAACCCATAAACGTACATCATTTACATACATTGTTGTAGGCGTATGGAAGTGTCCAGCTATTGCATAGTCAAAGTCAGGCATTAGATTTCTTGATGCTAATGCTTTCCAACCTAGTAATTTCTTACCGAAACCATACCAAGGGAATCCGCTATGTCCTCGTACATTATCTCCATGCCATACAAAGAATTTACAGTCTTTACCAAGGTCTGCTATACCAAACCAATGGTCTTCTGTTGTACTGTCTGGTACATGAAAAGAAATTCTTTTATCTTTATCATATATCATTGACATTATCTTTCCTAGCATACGGTCACTGTTGCTGTCTGGGTGATAATCTTTTCTTGCTCTACCACCAAGACTACCGTGATTACCTATAACCCATGTAACTTCTACTTCTTTAAAGTTAGCTAACAACACATCAAAGAACTGTGTCAATATTCTAGGGCCATCTATTGTTACCTGACTATAAAGACTTGCGTCTATCAAGTGTGATTGTCCTGGGAATATAAGCTCTCCTTCTACAATGTCACCCGCAACTAATACTGCGCATTTGTTAACAGGATGTGCATTTCTTTGAAGATTAGCTAGTTCTACTATCTTATGTGCATATGCAACAACACGTTTTTCTGCTATTGCTGTGTCATAATCTGGTGTTATTTTAGCTAACTGTATATCTGATAATATAGCTACTGCAACTTCTTCATTCTTATTAGCTTTACTTAACGTTGGTTTAGGAACATTAGGTTTAGCCCATGTAGATACATTCATTCGCACAGCATCATACATAGCTTCAATTAAATCAGCTTTTTTGTTTTTAGCTCTATCTAATTGCTTAAGTAATTTAAGATTATCAGCTTTTAATTCCTGAATTTTTAGTGATTCAGCTTCGGCTATTAGTTTATCAACGTCTTTACTCATTGTTTACTACTTTCATAAAGTGATTACGTATAGCTGATTCTGATATTTTAATACCATATTCTTCTCTTAACAATCTGTGTACAACATATGGTTTTATGTTATGTCCAGAAGTTAATCGTTCTATACATCCTTGCCAGAATGGCATTGCTTCATCTGTTATTCTGTCAGCAACTGAACTTGTCTTACCATGTTCAGCTTCCTTCAGAAGTTTATCTATATCTTTCATACTTGTCATTATATATTCATTTATTTAAAATACAAGGTTTAATATGTTGGCGCGATAGCAAAACAGAAACACGAGTGTCCTACCAATGGACGCGAAGTGTTGAAGTTTAGCTAGAGAAGCCAAGATAATCAGAGTGGTGTTCACTATAGGTCACTGTTGACATGATGAATAAAATACCCTGTTGCAAGTTCTCTTTGCACTCTATTCCACTCTAATTATTAATGTAATGCTTAAGCAAAGGAAAGGAACTCTGCCACACTTGCGTGTTGCATTACTCCTTAACTATACTACATTCAGTTTTAATGCATGTTCCTTTACTTCTTCTATGTTCTTAAGGTTAATAATGTTGTATCTTCTAACTAACTTATTTACATCAGCCATTAGATTAAAACCTGAAGTATCACCACGGCCACCAAAGACAGCCATATCTGATACCCATAATCTTCTAGGTGGTTGTTTACCTAACCATTCTAAAGCAGGGCCATCTACAACATTACCATAACCTGAATGCTCATCTAGATACTTTTCAGTTACACGTTTACCATTCTTTGCAATAATACGTAAATCACCTGTATTACTTTTACCATTGTACATAGCAATAGTAACAGCAGGTAACTGCTGCATAACTTCTAAAATATCTTGACCATCAAATGACATAGAACCTGATGCATCAATAAGTATTGTGCCTCCAAGTGCTGTTACTTTCTGTTTAAATATCTTTTTATCTATACAATATCTGTTTATATACTTAGGATTGTAACCAAAGTCAGCTGGTCTGTATGACCTACCATTCTTAAGTCTACTTTGTAAGTTAACAGACAATGGTGGTTGATGCGTAAACATTTCACCCCATTCACCGTGACCATCAGAACTACTATATAATAATTCAGTAATATCATCTCTAGTACGTTGTTCTAAAGAACCACCACCTAACTCATTAGATTCTTGAGCTTCACCTTCGCCTTCTCCTTCTTGTTGCGAAGATGTAGGTTTTGGTGCTGGTTTATATACTTCATCATGCTCAGGTTTATCTCTGAACATATCAAGTATTTTACTTAGTGGTTCTGCATACTTTTGTACTTTACGATAACTAATAGTTTGACCCCAGCTATGATTAGTAATATTATGCATAAATTTAGTAATAACTCTTTGTGCATACATAATTTGATTTTTACGAAAATCAGTAACATTAGGGTCATTTCGTATCATGTCAAAACATGATGACATAACAATCCATTCATCATTATATTTATATCTATCATACTTACGGTCAGGGTCATTATCTGGTACTCGCCATCTACTAGCTAGACCCATAAGTATTATTTCTGCAATACCTGACTCATAAACTAATTTCATAGTTTTTTGTTGTATTACATCTAAACACTCTGATGGCTCAGATAATGCAAGTTTGTTCTCATGTAAAAGATGGTTAACTCTAACTTCTTCTAGTACATGAACAGCTTCTGCACGTACACCTGGTTTTAGCTTACCCATAGTCTTTGGACTCCACTTAGCATGACCAAGTTCATGTCTACGTATCATACGACTATGATTGATACCACATTCCTCGCACTCTCTATCGAGTGGAACTGTCATCTGTCTGTTGAGATTGTCTGTAGAACCATCGGGACTGTTGTTAACAGTACCTACTACTTCCCATTTCTCACCAGTAACAATTTCTGGATATGGATAAGCTTTACTGTTAGGCACGTGCTAATGTAACAGCGTCTATCAATTCTTCTGCTTTTTCTGCAAAGATTAATTGTGCTGCTATTTCTGGAGTAAAGCCATTAGCTTGTAAGTTAAAGAACTCTGTCCATGCACGTACTGAAATACGTTCTTCATCATCCTCTACTAATGTTGTATCATTAATTACACCATGCCACTCATCTGGAAATTTTTCCATTGCTTTAGGGTGTATACTGTCAACATATATTTTTACAGGAAATCTGTCTTTCAAAGCCAATGGTAATGACTCTGGTGGACTGTTAGTTGTAGCTACGACTTGAAAGCCGTCAGCTGGTTTAACTGTCTCCTTTGTATCGTTATTTAATGTCAACATTGCTATTTCTTGGTCGTCAAGAATAGCATGTAGAAACGTCATTGCATCTGGTGATGCATGGTCTATCTCGTTAATTACAAGACGACCACCATTTTTCCATGATTGTATTGCAATACCGTCATGCCACTCAAAAGTACCTGTAGTAGATGGTTTGTAAAAACCTTCTAAGTTTGCACTAGCAGTGTCTTCTGTCATAGTTATTTGATAGATATTATCTATTTCTTTTTCTGCTGATTTACTATACGCTTTAGGCGTATTAGTTTTAACAGCACTGTATGTTTTACCTGTACCAGGTGGGCCATAAAGTAATACTCTACGGCTATTGCCCAATACAGATTCTACTAATTCCCAGCAATCTTTTGCCATGATTAGCTCCTTTCGTATCTGTATTTATTCCTTAGTATCTCTAAGAAAATCTTCTATTTCGTCACTCATGTGATTTGTATGCTTAATAACAGCATTTTCTGTAAGTGTATTAAGCTCATCTTCGTCATCAATTAAGCTAGCTTGTATAGCTGTTGGCTCTAACAATATCCAGTCTGAAAACAAACCTTTATCATCAAGAAATTCAGCAAATTTAAGCACTGTTTCTTTATCAAATTCGTCTTCATCAGGTAGAATACCTGGGTATCTAGTCATTGTTTCTGCTTTAACAACAGTGTCAATTTTGATAGCTCTAGCAATAGCTTGTTCTAATGAACTTGCTTCTACTTCGTATCGATTAGCTATACCATTTTCTATATCTAGTTCTTTATCATCATCTATTTTTTCAAACACTTGTTGTCTGAAATATGATATTTGTACTTGATACTTTTTTAATGGTTTGTTTTGAACCTTAATTAAGTGTCCATGCATAATATTCCTTTCGTTGCTCTGCGACAGAGAGTAACGGAAGGAATGCATATAACATTCCTCCCATACTCAATGCTATCTTACACAGGGCATTATGTATTTTATAGATAGCTCGTAACACACTTCTGATATACAAAACAATGCATTATTTTATATATCTCATACATACACTTCCAGTTTCTCACAGTATGTAAATGTGTTACAAGCTACGTACAATGTGTTTTTTATCCTATGGATTACCTTGTATACTTAGGCAACACATTAGTAGCTCGTTTACAAGCGTGGGCTTTCGACCACA